TACTAGTACCACCACTTAAGTCGACGATTCCGAATGTTAAACCTTCAATACCTTTGGTCATGTTATCAAGACCAGCAGACATACCATCGAAGCCACTATTCATACTACCTTCAGATTTGAGGTTAGTGATATGTTCCTTCTCTAAGTCAACACCGTCTTGTAACGATTTTTTGAAAGTATCAAAGTCATCTACTAATTCTTTGGTAGATGCATTTCTTCGATTGTCTAATTTGAATAATTCAATGTCACGTTGTGTTTGATTGCTAGCGTGTTTTACTTGAATCTTCTCACGAGACTTTTCATACTTCTCTTGTTGTGTGACGACCTTATCTTGATGTGCAGATTGCCTACGAGCAAGTCTTTCTTGCGAATCTTTCATTCTCTCGTTTGCTTTAATTATTTCACCCGACTGCTTGAAAGCAAAACCAGTTGTTACCCTGTTTAAGCTTCCAATTAAACCTTGTGTGAAATTCTTTATTTCTGCGTTATCTACGGCCATTTGTTAATTCCTAGTTAGGGTTTGAATCACCATGTTCTTTGGATGCACTTGATGTGTACAATCCGAACCAAGCTGCTCCAGCACCAACCAATACGGAAATCAATCCCGATTGTTCTAGTGATGGTTCAGGCAGTTCCATAAACCAAAATGTTGCATAGTATAGTAGGTACATGTATATACCTAGGAATGCACGAGGTATTACTCTCCATGCATCAATTGTCTTGGCTGCAAATACCCATTTCTGCCAAGGGTTCTTTCTATCTTCGTTTGTTAATTCGAATATTTCTTGTTTTAAGTCACCAATCTCAGTAACCATGCTCATGAATTTCTTCAAATCAATTTCGACTTCGTTACGACTCATGTCGCCTTGAAATTTTTCCATATCGCTCATTAGTGTGTCCTCTAATTTAATCTGTTAATCTATCTGTTCCTAGCCTGTTCCTGCTTCTGACGTTCACGTTCTTCTTCAAGATGTTGCATTAGCAATTTGATGTAGACTTCCCTTTCCCAAGGTATCATAGTATCTAATTCATCTAACGAATATTTGTGATGTTGCATTAGTTGAAAGTTGGTGTTATAGTAATTAAACACCGACTCGTGAGAAAGGGTTATTAAAAAAAACTTTGTAGTCCTTCCAATATTCTTTCATTCTGCTTACCACATGTGTTACACGTATAGCCTATTTTACCTTGAAGTTTGGGCATGCCCATAAAGAATGCACTCAACTTCTCGATTTGTGGAAAGGTTAAATTCTCCACAAACTCTGCTTTGTCGTCAGCTGACATATCAGCCTCTTCATAGATATTCTCTGCATCAAAGATTTGTGTAATTGATGCTTTAAGAACTTCTATCGATTGTTCTGCTTCCGTTGCAGTAGTTATCTTTTCCATATCCTTAACAGTTGGGTATCTTAATACAATTCCAACTTCATCGGATATCATTATCTTAGGGTCACCACTAGTACTTTCTGTTACTGTTAGTTCATCTAAGTTAACTACCGTCTCTCCACTTCCCTTACAGTCGGTGACCATACAAGCCATCTTCAAGGGAACGGTTTCACCTACAGACTTTGCTCTGATTTTACAGAACAAATACTCTAAGTCAAACATAGTCAATTCATTCGCATTGACTTTATCAAACGTTACATTATTAATTAAATCCTTAACTGCACTAAGTGTAGTTGAAGGGTCTTCACTTTCTTGTGCAATCACAAGAATTTTTTGTTCCTTTACTAGGAACGGTCTGAATTTTACTTCAGCACCAGTTGAGGGCAGGTCACATTTGTATGTGGGTGTTGCCTGAATTGGTAATGCCATAATTATACTCCATAATTAAAATTTTAAATACCACCAAACGGATTAAGTTTGTTGGCAGCTGCCATTCGTTTTGCTAAATCTTGTCGAGATACTCCACCCGAAAGATTTTGCACTCGTGTTGCAGCGGTGTCAAGGGCTGATAACTTTTTAAAGTAACCACCCAGTTTTTTATTAAATCTGCCACCGACATTTAATCCGCCGAGGACAGTATCTAAAACTTTCCTACCACTATTTATGGTAGACGAAGAGTTGATATTTGATAATACTTGTTGTCTCTTAGAAGGTTCCTTTATTGGTTCATAAGGAGTTCTTGCTTCCGAAGGTGGTAAATAAGTTGTTTCATGATGTCTGAATTGAAATGATACAGAGATTTCTAATAGTGAATCACTATCAGCAGACATATCCAGTGATTCAAAAGAGACAGGGTATATATCAAAGTACTCCATCTTCATAGTTGGTTGTGCAGCTTTGTTTAATGTAAACACTTCCATTTTTCCTGTATAATCATCTAAGTATTTCATAACTGGTATTTGTGCAGAACCCATTGTACCACCTTCGGGCCCTTTGTACTCTGCAGTAAAAATGTATTGGTGCCATGCCTCGATTAAAGCACGGTCAACAAATGATGAGTCACATAGAAACGAGAGGTCAACCGTTCCACCTTGGTCTACAGTTCCGTCGGGAATCTCGTATCCCGAATTGTATTGATTCCTTGTGTTCGTACCCATTGATGAACCATTTACAGATACACTTCTACAACGAAGCATTGCATCTTGCGTAAATTGAAACGCTTGCAATGGGCCCAAGAGTGTAACATCGAACATGTTTGCTTTTGCGCCAGAATCGAAATTTGCTTTAAATGCTTCTATACTCATAATACTTTCCTTCTACTATCTTTATATACAGTGTTTGCATGGACATTAAATTTTGCCAGTGGTAACATCATAATTGCTTCCCAGTTCTCATATGGAACTTCTACTATCCTTGCACCTACATGTGATGTTAAGTATCTCTTGATACATGGTTTTGCAAACCTTAAATCACTATTGGCTTCTATTATATTATAATCAACATCCAATCTACTATCTCCATCACCTTCAATTGAGTTACTTCTCAATTGTTCTAGTAACGGTTTCAGTAATACAACTCTCATTGCTGGAGAGATGTAATGTACATTGATTCCTAAAAATCCATCCTTGTATCTATCAATAGGAATTACTATCGGATACTTATCCCAGTATGGTAAGGTATCTTGATGTTTAGCATCATAATGAAACATGTATACTTTACCTTGTTTCATTTGTGAACCAGTAACACCACTACCACTTAGACTACTCATAACCATATCAGGCCTAAGTCTGATATCTCTTATGTTCCGTCTGAACCATTCTAGACTATCCTCTGTTCCCGCTTCAATTGCCTCGGGTAGTAGTTTTGCAACAGCTGATAGTAATACTTTTGATACCATAGAACTATTTATACTTTTTACGCAACAATCGTGAAATTTGTTTCTATTACTTTACGATTAATTGGCGTCAATTCCAAGAATGACCCTAAGTCATCTTCAGTGATGTGTCCATTGACTTCAACCTTACCATCATCATCAAACAAATGTTTGATACTCTCATCACAAGTTCCAAACAGTCTAGGTCTCTTACCATCATATAAGTCTCTCAACTCTTTATAGTAATCATACATCTCGGCACGGTCTTCGGATATATGAAATTCAATCATACCCTCGACATCAAAGCACTGGCTTGTTCTACCTTCGGGGATTGGGAATTCGTTTACCCAGTCATCATAAGTAATTTGTTTATTGTCGGGGAGATAGTTTGAGTCATCCCAAACAATGAATTTTGTTTCATAGGCTTTACATTGTATCATAGCATTTACACGAACGGAGCCTGGATGTACTCTCCACTTACCATTCGGTTTAATCCATGCTTGTGGTGTGGAATAGAATCCGACTGTTTTGTATTGGTCTATTAACCAAACTAATTTCTGTGCTTCGTTTCGTAATGCATCTTCATTGGTCTTGTTCTCAGAAACATTCTCATGATGGATAAATGACAAGAGATTCTTACCAAACGACTTCGGGTGATAAGGATGCCAATGTTTACATTCACCCAGTGTCGCTATCTTTGGTATTGATACCCTAGATTTATTTTCGAAGGCTTCTCGTAGGCCACTAGTTATAACCATTTATTCTTTCCTCTACTAATGTAATATCTTTAGGGGTATCGACTGATAGACCATCATCATCTACATAGACCATCAATACTTTGTGACCATGTTCAAGGAATCTCAACATTTCAACACTCTCTGCTTTCTCTAAAGTCTGCATAGGTAATGAACTGAATTGTTCGAGACGTTCCTTAGTGAATGCATACAATCCTAGTTGTTGATGACAGGCACCACCTACTCCTCGTGGGAAAGGTATACCATGACGTGAGTAATACATTGCACAATGGTTTGTATCAAAGACAACCTTCACTACATCGTTGTCCATGACCTTATATGGTTTGTCGATTGTAACGTATGCATTTGCCACACCGATTTCGGGTTTGAAGTAGTCACATAGTCTATCGATTGCTTCGGGGTCAATCAAAGGTTCGTCACCTTGTATGTTAACATAGATATCGGCATCAATCTTTTGAGATGCAATTGCACATCTATCTGTTCCAGTTGCACAATCATCATCCACTCTCATTACAGGAATGTTGAATAGACTACAATGATTTTCAATTCTCTTATCATCCGTAACTACATAAATTTGGTCTAGTCTCTTTGAAGCGGATGCACGGTCATACGTTCTTTTAATCATCGACTCCCCACATATGATTGCAAGGGGTTTACCCTCGAACCTAGATGAACCCCAACGTGCTGGGATTAAACCGACTGTATGCATTCTGCTCTGTTCCAACATGACTCTATATCTCCATAACCATATTCTGCGTAAATGAAATCCACTCCCGCTCTGTTTGCACAATCCATATCTACTTGCATGTCACCAACATAGACTGCATCCTTTGGGTCAGTGTTACAATATGCAAGGGTATACAGTAGTTGGTCGGGGGACGGTTTACCTCTCAATCCTTCAGTGGGACAACATATGATTTCAAAATTGACGTTAATCTCAGCGAGAATAGCATTTGCTCGTGATTCCGACTTCGAAGTTACCACGGCTAATTTCTTACCGTCACGCTCTAAAGATTGAAGGTGTTCTTCCACCCCATCGTAAAACTTTATCAACTTAGAGTTCGCTGCAGAGTATCTATTGTACCTTCTCATCAACTCATCTTGGTCAGTAAGTATACCCATCTCAGTTAAGATATCTTTAAACGGTTTACCGATGTGTTTAAAGTAACTTGGGAACGTATTAGTGGTATCCTCAAAAGGTTTACCAGTGTCTAACTTGTTGAATGCCAGTTCCATGTTTGCTTTTGAGTCAATCAAGACTCCATCTAAATCAAATACATATAATTTCTTCATTTTTTTACCTTCTTTGGGAGTAAATGGTCTTCGGTTAGTATTCTAAAACCTAGTTTCCTATCTTTGCAGAAACTTTCTGCAGCTTTAAACTTTGCTTCGTTGACAACGTAGGTTGCAACCTCTTTGTAGTACCTTTGAGTTTTTCTTTTAGGCATCTTGGGGGGTTTAGTTTGTCGTTTTGGTTTCACTTCTATGATTTCACGGAGTATTTTACCTTGTGCGTTCACATACTTTATGTAAAAGTCGGGAAAATACCTATGAGCTCGTTTGTCTAAGGGAGAAATGTAGGGGATTATGATTTCTTCACTTCCCCATTCAAGGATATTGCTGTTTTCATCACAGTAAACCATGAATCTACGCTCCCACAACGACCTATAAAAGATTTTAGTAGGGTCTCCTCTATATTTTTTGTAGTTCTTTGGTTTAAACTTACCCGAATATGCCATAAATAACAGTAACCATAATTAATATAACTATTTATAGGGATTTCGAATGCCGAATATCAACAAGATACTGAACAAAGTAAACCAAGCAAAGAGTGCCGTTAAATCCCTAAAAGGAATACAAGCAAAACTTACTGGAACTGGATACGATATAAAAGACTTTGAGGGTTTGACAGACGCCAAAGCAGACGTACTTAAACAACAAGCTGAAAAAGCAAATCAGACTTTGAATGCAAGAAGGAACAGTCTAAGCAAAAGTCAAGAAACTAGAAACACTAAAAAGTATGCTAAGATGTCCCCTGCGACTACAGTAAGGGAAATGCAATATCCAATTGGTGACGGTGTGGAAAACTTCATCGTCTTTACTACTAGACCAAGAACAGCAAGAGAAGGTGCAAACAATAAGAATCTACTTTCCACAGAGAAAGCAGTGATTGCATTATACGTGCCAGAAGAAATGGATGATAAGGTTGATGCCTCTTATGCTAAAACTGGTATTGGTGCTGGTATCAGAGGTGTCTTAGAAATAAAAGATTCCTTTAATGGTAAGATGGACGGTTCAACAATGCAAGCGACTGGTACTGCATTAGAAGGTGCAATTCAGACTGGACTGCAATCCCTTGCAACAATGGTTGTTGGTGATGCATCAAACTTCCTTGCTGGTAGAGCAATCAACCCTATGGAAGAACAGATGTTTGAAGGAGTTCCTTTCAGAGACTTTAGTTTTGATTACCAATTCTATCCTAGAAATACACAGGAAGCAAAAGCAGTACAGGATATCATATGGGCATTCAAGACTGCAATGCTACCCGATACATATAGTAATGCTGAAGGGGAAACTGCAGTAGAAAACTATTTCAATTATCCTAATATTTTTGATGTTGCTTGGGAAGGCCCAATCGCAATGAGATTCGATGACTTCCTACCTATGGTTTGTACAAATGTAACAGTCAAACATTCAACTAAGTTATTCGAAGATGGATACCCAATCTCAACATCTATGTCAATAAGTTTCACAGAAATAAAAATACTCACTCAAGAGAACTATCAGCAGATATCTAAAAATTCATATGCAGATAAGACTATTGGTGAAGGTAATAAGTCACTTGCAAGTAGAAGGTCAGATACCGTTGCAATGTCTCAAAAACCTAACAAACCAGGCGGTGGTTAAGAATGGCAAACGAATATTTTAAGAATTTTCCTACAACTCAATACAAACTTAGTAATGGTAAATGGATTACAATCAAAGACTTTTTTAGAAAGTCTTCTATAGAACAAAATGCAGTTAATCAAATTGTCAATTATGAGTTCTACGAATTGGAAGATGGTGAACGGCCCGATGTAGTTGCAACTAAGTTGTACGGTAACGGTGACCTTCATTGGACATTCCTATTAGTTAATGAAATGGAATCCTACTTCGATTGGCATAAAGATACACAGACCTTCGAGACATATTTAAAACAAAAATATCCAGGCCAATGGTTGACGTTTGCAGATACCTCATCGATGATATCTCAGACAAGTAAGTACCTATTAGGAGAAACCATTACTGCTGGAGATGGTAATACAGGAAACGTCATCAAAGTGCAACCTACATATAGCCGTATGGGTGTTACAGGTGTGTTACCTTTCACAGGTGGTGATACTATTACTGGTTCAATATCTAATAAGTCATCAACAGTCCAAGATGCTATCAATCAGATTGATGGTATTGCATATTATAAAAATGCAGATGGGTTAATAAGAAACACCTTTGCAAGTGGGTTCTCGTCTGTAACTCTATGGCAGGATGAGTTCGACAAAAATGAGAAGAAGAGACTAATAAAGATTATCAGACCCGAGTATATAAGAAGAGTAGTACAAGAGTTTGATAGAGTAATGAGTTCGTAATGGCGACAGGTAATTTCGTAGCAGGGGGGTTTACCCTCGAAGCATTCACAATTATAAACCAATTTGGTGAGACAGTAGTTGTCGACGCAACGACTGTAGGGGTTACCTTATATGAATCAATCTACTCAAAGTTTTGTTCGGGTCAAGCATCCGTTATTGATGGTCTAGGACTATTAAAGAACTACAGATTTACAGGTCAAGAATTCATCCGTATATCCATTAAACAGAAAGAAGGTTTCGATGAAGAAGCTGCAAAAGAATTTACTATAGATAAGACCTTCAGAATTTATAAAGTAGAGAACGTACAAAGACCAAAAGAAAGTACACAGTCATATGTGTTATCTTTCATTGACCCTAGACAATTCTTTGTTAAAAAGAAAAGATTAAGTAAGACCTTTAGAGGGTCAAAGAGTGCAATGCTACTCAGTGCATTAATAGACGATGCCCATTTCCAAGTAGATGAGTTTGACTTGTGGGAAGAAACCACTCCAGCAAACCATCAATTCATTTGTCCTAATTGGACGGTAAATAGATTCATAGATTACATTGTCAATACCTCTAATTCTGAAAAGAGTGAGGGTTGGAAAAACTCTATGTTCTTTTATCAAACACTCAATGGTGGATTTAGATTTGGTTCAGTTGATTCAATGTTTGGTATGGAATTCCCAGTTGAGTTTACATTCAAACCAACATCAGGCGATACCGACAGTGAAAATAAAGACTTAAACGCTCCAGGCGGTCTCAACAGTAGAATACTATCTTATTACAAACCACAAGAGTTCGATACTCTCGCAGGATTAATCGGTGGTGCATATGGGTCTTCTATGAAAATCTATGACCCAGTTAGAAAACTACAAGAGGACGTGGTTTATGATTACAAAGAAACTATGGAAAGAGGAGCTCACATCTCTGGCTTCCCATTAATCATAACCGACGAACCCGAAGTTGTTATGTCCGCTCATAACCAAACAGATGATAGACAGTCTCCCGATTCAATGGAATTAGATGTTGACATAGCAATGAACATGGGATTTGATTCCGTAGTTCACTATGGGTATACATCTAATCATACATTTGATAATGCAGATTCTATTGAAACAGATGAAGTCTTTCAAGGTTCAAAAAGTAAGAGTAATGCAGAACTAGAAAGAAAGGCATTGATGGAAATTTTACAACAACATAGGATGGTAGTATCCATACCATTAAGAACAGACATCTCAGTGGGGATGGTTATTAAACTTAACATACCACATGCAGAAACCATAGACGGTAATAGTGGTGATAGTTTAAATGATGACAGATATCTTATAACCGACCTTAGTGTTAATTTTCAACCGACTGAAGGAAGTGGTGTAATGCATTTAGAATGTGTCAAGGAAAGTTTAACAATGAAGATTGAGGATGCACAATCTGCTTATGATTCTGATAAAGGAGCGAAGAACGTATAATGGAATATTTTTATGGAATAGTTGAGGACAGACAAGACCCTCTTATGATAGGTAGGGTACGTGTACGTATATACGGAATTCATACAGACGACAAACAATACATTGCGTCTCCCGATTTACCATGGTGTCAAGTAATCCTTCCAACAACCACAGCAGGTCTTTCGGGAATAGGAACACAACATGGACTGATAGAAGGTTCTACTGTATTCGGTTACTTTAGAGATGGGGATTTAAAACAAGACCCAATCATCCTAGGAACAACAGCAGGAATCACTCAAGCAGGATACAAAGAAACCGTCCAAGATAATCTTATAACTAGGACAACTGAAAGAGGGTTCAATGACCCAAGAAAATTAACCGTTGACGATTACAAAGATACATCCGATGGGCCTAATCCAGTACAAGATACTAGAAGGGGATTTGGATTAACAACGGCAATGGATACTGCACCAAAGACTCCAAAAGAAATTACGGTAATGTATGATGCAACAGGTTCTACAATCACAGAGACAGAACTTACAGAAAAAGATTTACCATACTATCCATTATATACCGATGCTTCGGATTTGTCAAGTTTTGCTAGAGGAACTTCCAAAGAAGGAACTCTATATGAACATAAACTATCAGACAACCTAGAAGGATTCTTAGACAGTGCAGAAGCACCAGTCTATCCATACAACAAAGTAACAGCAACAGAGTCGGGTCATCTAATCGAAGTTGATGACACACTAGGTGCAGAAAGACTCAACATACATCACAGGTCGGGAACGTTCCATGAGATACATCCCGATGGGTCAGAGGTTTCACGAATAGTTAACGACCACTATCAAGTAGTATGTAAGGACGACAAGATTTACATCGCTGGTAATGCAGAGGTGACCGTAGAGAAAGGTAACGTAACTATCAATGTCAATACAGGTAACGTAACAACAAACGTATTACTAGGAGACATGACTACAACAGTTTCAGAAGGAAATGTTCTTACAACAGTAACAAAAGGAAACGTCAACTTAGATGTGACCGAAGGTAACGTAGATGCACAGATAGGTGGAACACTGAATGCAGATGTCACAGGCAATACTACATTGACTTCACCCGAAACAACAATGACTACAAACTTAAAGGTTGACGGAACGGTTCATATCACTGGAGCTCAAACAAATGATTCAACAATTGCAGCGACTGGAGATATCTCAACTAAGGCTGGAGCAGCTCCGACACTTGCAACCCACAAACATAAGACAATTGTAAGTGGTGGTTCAAGTTCGGGTACATATACTTCTAAGAAACCAAGTTAGAGATGTTAAGCGAGTATAAATAGATACATGGTAGATTCAATAATCAATAACGGGAAGACCGTTGCAACGAAAAATATTTACTCTGATATGGATATTGGTATGAGAGCTCATCCAGTTACAGGTGATGTCACTCTTAAGTCCGATACAGATGCAATCAAAAGAGCAGTCAGAAATATAGTTCTTACCAATAAGTATGAGAGACCATTTAAACCAAACTTTGGTGCTTCTATTAGAAACATGTTATTCGAATTGGATACCGATAGAAAGATTAATAGAATGCGTGGTACGATAAAGGAAATGATAGAGACTTTTGAACCAAGAGTTTCAAACGTAGTAGTCAGATTTGGAGACGTAGAAAGAAACGAGATGGACGTAACTATCTTTTATAACATAGTAGATGGTGTGAAGAATCAAGATTTAACATTCACCGTAACAAGGGCAAGATAAGATGGCAACAACAAACAGTTCACAAATAAACGTAACCGATTTAGATTTTGATGCAATTGCAGATAATCTAAAAGGGTATCTCAAAGGTCAAGATAAGTTTAAGGATTATGACTTTGAAGGGTCTAACATGTCAGTGTTGATTGACCTACTTGCATATGCATCACACATTGGTGCAGTAAATACTAACATTGCAGCTTCTGAACTATTCTTAGATTCTGCTCAGATGAGAAAGAACGTAGTGTCTCGTGCAAAGGATTTAGGATTTACACCTGCTTCCGAGACTGCTTCAGTAGCAACAATTGATGTTGCATGTTCTAAAGTAATCAATTCAGATGGGACTTCCCCATCTACTGCAGCGATGCAGTTACTAAGAGGAACAGTTTTCCAAACAGTTTATGATGGAACTAACTATAACTTTGTTGTGACTTCAACAGTCAGACCATCTCAGAACGGAACTACTTACAATTACACGGATGTAAATTTAGTTCAAGGAACCTATTCAACTGATACATTTATCTTTGACACACAGATTGCAAATCCTAAATTTGTATTATCAAATCCAAGAATCGATAAACAACAGATTGCTGTAACAGTAGCATCTAATGGTGTGACATCGACCTATGCATTGTCAACAAATATCTCTTCAATTACTACATCATCTAAAGTATACTACACTCAAGAAAACGAAGAGGGGTATGTAGAACTATACTTCGGAGATGGTGTTCTAGGTGCAGCTCTAAAAGATGGTGATACAATAACAGTAACTTACATTGTTGTTGATGTGACTCACGCAGACGGAGCGAACAAGTTCTCAATTACTAGTAACATCAATGGATTCTCAGATATCACAACTACAAGAGTCGTCAAGGCAGGCGGTGGTGCAGAGAAAGAATCTATAGACTCAATCAAATTTAAAGCAACAAAGTTCTATACATCTCAGAACAGACTGGTAACACTGAATGACTACAAAGCAAAGGTCAGTGAGTATTACCCGAACGCAGATGCAGTTGCAGTATGGGGTGGAGAAGATAATGACCCACCACAATATGGTAAAGTGTTTATTGCACTTAAACCAAAGAACTCAGACTACCTATCAGACACAGAGAAGAAGTCAGTACAAACAAAACTAAATGCATTGAACATGTTGACAGTAAGACCTACTATTGTTGATGCAGATATAGTTAAAATTTTAATAACATGTATATTCAAGTACAATGAGAATGCAACCCAATACTCTAACGGAGAGTTGGTAACACTTGTAACGAGTGCAATTAATGTATTCGATAATACTAACCTTGCAAACTTCGATTCTGTATTCAGACATTCGAATCTTGTTAAGGCAATCGATGAAACAGATAGTGCAATACTATCTAACACATGTAATATCAGATTAAAGAAAGCGACTAACGTAATCGTAGGTAAAACTCTCGGTTATACAAGTTCGTTTGGTAATGGATTCTATAACCCTAACAGTGGTTATAATTCAGTGGGTGGTGGTATCATCCAAACAACAGGTTTCTATACTCAAGGAGACGCAACTAACCTTCACTATTTCGATGATGATGGTTTAGGTGTAATCCGAAGGTACTACTTATCAAGTGGTGCTAGAGTTTATTTGGACAATACAGCTGGTACAGTGGATTATCCAAATGGAAAAATAACAATCAATGCCATCAACATTACTTCTACAAGTAATACTGATTCAACGATTGATTTCACAGTTATCCCAGCAGGTAATGATGTAGTAGCAAGTAGAGGTAATCTAATTGATATTGCACCAATAGATGTTAAGGTAACAGGTGAGGTAGACACCATTGCAAGTGGTGAGTCGAGTGCTGGAGTTGGTTATAAATCAACATCATCCTCGGCATATTAATTATGCATAGAGTGGTCTAAGACTGTAGGTTCAGTGCTTAGAGTAGCATTCCTCGAAAGAGGTTTATAATAAATTAGTCAATTTTAGGAGAAATAAAAATGGCAGACAAGAAAATAACAGCTTTAACAGCAGTTGCTGATTCAGAAATCGGTGCTGATGATTTATTGCACATAGTAGACAATCCAGGCGGAACTCCTGTAAACAAAAAGATGACCATTGGTCAGATGTTTGAAAACATTCCAACACACATTGCAATCGATGACATTGCAACATTGACAGCGACAGCATCAAACCTTGCATCAACTTTTGCAACGTTCATTGATGGTACTGCATTCAGTGCTGATGTGGCATTCACTTTGGATAACGGAACAGACGTAGGTCAGTTAAAAGTTATTCTTGCTTCAACAGAACCAGCTTCAACTTATAAAGCTGCTATTACTGTTTCAAGTTGGGGTTACTCAGCTGACAGTACAGAGCAAATTAAGTTAGATACTCGTGGAGAAGCAGTATTGTTAATGTGGAACGGAACTTCATGGTTCGTAGTTTCATCTACTGGTGCAACTTTAAGTTAAGGTTAAACTAAAATATGTCACACCAAGAATATTCTATAGATAAACTAAGTCAGAGACTTCCTTCATTACTTCCCGAGTATTTGAAGGAAGAGTCTCCAATGTTTGAGGCTTTCCTCAATGCATACTTTGAATATCTAGAAGCAGAAATCTTAACACTCGATGTAGTGAGTGACATAGATGGTGTTTTAAATGAAGACGGTACAGGTTCCATGTTATTGGAAACTGCTACCGTCTCACCATCACCCGACGAAGAAACGTCAAAAATTAGATATGAACAAAGTGCAACTAACCCCCAAGACAACAAAGCAGAATTAGACTCTAGCAACAACAAGATATTGGCAATGCCACTTACAGTTGGTGAGTATATTGTGGGTTCTAAGACTAAAACAGTTGCAGAGATTACGGTAATTAATGGTAAAACATTATACATAAAAACAATATCGGGAACAGGTTTTGCAAAAAGTGAAACCATAACTGGACGACAAGGTAGACAAACTGCTACTGTAAAATCGTACAAAGAGAATAGCATTCTCGCAAACAATCGACTATTAGATTATTCTGATATCGACCATACAACGGAAGAGTTTTTAGACTACTTCCAAAAAGATTTAGCACCATCTTTCGATTTGGGTCTTACAGTAAACAAAAGACTTACAATCAAAAACATCAAAGACCTATACCAACAAAAGGGTACAGAAGATTCATTAAAATTCTTAATGAGACTTATCTATGGTCAAGATGCAACGGTGCGATACCCTTATAACGAAACTATATTTGCATCCGATTCTAACTACTCTCAGAAGAGAAGAGTCAATGTTAAGATGACAAAGGTTGGTAACATTCCAGTTGCCACAGATAAGATAATAGAGTATAAAAATGATACCAAGACAGTAGTTCAAGCAGAGAGTATTATCGAAGCAGTGTTTGTTACTTCTGTAGAAAACGATGAATACTCACTAGAGATTACAGACAATCATAAAGGAACATTTACTGCTGGGAAATTAGTTGACTTAGTTGACAGAGACGGTATAACAATCGAGACTGCAACTCTACAAGGTCTAGTCCATTCTATAAATCATGATGCATCAGCAACATACATCTCAGTAGATTCTGAAGACGGTGCAATGGCATTGGAAGATGGGTCACTTGTACTACAGGAAGATGGGTTCAGTCTATTACAAGAAGCTGTAGAGTTTGACCTATTATGGGAAGACGGTGGCGGTGTTCTAATGGAAGGTGGAACCGCGGGTTCCATGTACTCACAAGGGGATAAGATTAACTTCCTTGGTGCAAAAGATGACACTGATACTATAGAAGCAGTAACATCCATTAATGGTCTATCTTTAGGTGGTGTTAAAAAGATTTATATAGAAACAGGTGGAACCAATTACGAAGGTGGAGAGATGATTGTCTTTGACAATTTTGCCACTGGAGGTTCGGGTGCAGCTGCTGTATTGGGTTCTGTAGGTGACGAGGTCATCCAAGAAAACCATGAAACATTTGGACAATATGAATACATTGCAACTGCTGGACAAACACTTTTCAATGGTAATGATATTCATGGTAAGAGTTTATTCTTCAATGATAACTCAATAACAGTATTCAAAAATGGAATAGAAAGAAAGGCTAATACTTCACATACAGTTCATGACTACTCACATAAAAACGATAGAGTAGTATTCACAGAACCAACAAATGCTGGTGATGTAGTAGAGATTGTTATCGAATACTACAGAATGGTTTATGAAGATAGTACAGTAATTAACTATTCATCAACCGATGGAAGAATTAGAGAAGTCGTAATTACAGACGGTGGTGCTGGTTACCATACTCTTCCTAAAGCATATCCAGGCGGACATATCTTTGCTAAATCTGTAGCAGGATTGGTAGTAGGTGAACAATTACAACAGATAGAAAGTGGAAGTACCACTGCCACAGCAAGGATTTTAGAAATAGATGTATCCTTAAACAGAATTACAGTCCTAAGAGACAGTACACATACAGGTGTATTTGTAAATACAAAACTAGTCAAAGGTGGTACATCTCTAGCAACAACCATCATTGTTAACAATAATGTTGCAACAGGTAACGGTGCAAAACTATTTGTATACTCAGATACTATTGGTGCAATTGAAAGTTTAAACATACTAAACCAAGGTAACAGATTTAATTCAGATGCAGTAGCAAGTCCTACTTCAACATTCCCTATGTTGATTACCACTCCAACTGGAAATTTGAACACTGGTTTGAAATTTACTGGTGATATCTCGGGTGCAAGTGCAACCGTTGTTAGATATGACCAAGACAGACACGTACTTAAGTACACAAATTTAAAAGGGTCATTCTTAGAGAACGAAAGATGTGCATTCGAAAATGTGGACTCATTCACCGTATTAATTGACACTCCATATAATGGTCGTGGTACTTTTGGTGGTGAAGGTGTAATACAAGAACAATTCCTAGGTGACAAATCTTGGTTGGATGCTTCTGCAGCCAACATACATGATAACTATAGATACCAATCACATTCTTATGTGGTTAAAGTTGGTGAGTCCATTAATAAATGGAGAAGTGTGGTTAAAGATTTACTACATCCAGCTGGTCATATATTCTTTGGTGAAGTTGCAATTGAAAACGTTGTAAAATCTACAGACTTGGCTATCTATGATGGAAGATTTTCCGAGGAAGACCTAAATCCCGAAAATGCAATGGCACTCACATCAACATTTGTGCCTATGGTTATAATGCAATTGCACCCGACAGACAATGTCCTGTTAGAAACATCTCATAGAGATGGACAAGACCATCTTGCTCTTGAGGATGGATTAGCAATTGACCATGACTTATATACACCATCAAACATACATCTACTAGAGAATGAAAACTCTAGAGACAATTTTGCACACACTTCTAAAGAATCAAAAAGAATTATACAAATATACCTTACAGATTACTTGGTTCTTGAGACTAAAGTAGACGGTAAACTTTATGAAGAGCATCACATATGTCAAGAGGATGGAATTCCATTTGGTCATGAAGACTATACAAATTCAAGTCTCACCAAGTTTATCAGTGAACTATCAAGAGCAGAGAGTAAGATTAATGATGAGAGATTCATTCCAGCTGCGAGAATCAATGCACCAATAACATTCTATAATGATGCTGGTTCACCAATTTCAGATGGTGTTTTTGACACAGATACACTTAGAGTTACAGGAGTCCAAGATAGTGACGGTGACGAGGTTGATGACTCATCATCAATGGTTATAACAGACCCAGTACAGGTATCAACTAGATTACAACAACGACATGTAAACATTACAAGAATCGTTTCTAAGTCATCGCCAATAGTAAGAAAGACAACTAGACTTAATACTAATCTGAAGTATGCACATGTTAATGTAACAGTGGTCGGTGGTAAATTTGTAATGGATATTGCAGATGACAATGGTGCTTTTGTTATGCAACAGGGGTATCAATACTTCTTTACAACACCTAAAGCACACCCATTAAAATTTTCAACAACTGATAGAGGAACACATAACGGTGGAGTCTTTCACACAACTGGTGTAATACATTATGCCCATAATAATGCAGCCGACTTGTATAACATGACTCAATTAATTGTAGATGGTTCAACACCAACTACTCTTTATTATTTCTGTTCGAGTCATGACAACATGGGTGGTAAAGCATCGAAGGTTGTTCCGATTTATGAAACTGTAGTATCCTTATATCCAACAGACCAGTACGGAGACCACGTAGAGATTTCAGGCATTGGTGGAAACATAAACAGTGCTGTATATGACCAATCAACACCACCAAATCTTATACCATTACCAACAAGAACTTCTATGGATGGTAAAGTACAGACTTCAGTCCAATCACTTAGAGATGAAGGACTAGTATTAGAAGATGGTTCAAAGATAGTTCAAGAACAAATTCATAACTTCATGCAAATGGAACCTACCCATGCACAGAATACCGCTGCAGAGGAAGGAGACATCATGCAATATGAAGATAATGATTCTATGGAACTAGAAGATGCAACAACAACAAGAGAAGAAGAGTATTTTGTAACAGAAAGAACTCAAACTTATGCAGCTTCAGAACAGAATTACGGTTTTGGAACGACATTAAGACGACTAAATATGTTATCAAGTCAGCAGTCATATGATATGTCTTTCTATATGAAAGGTGAAGGTCATCGTGACTCAGATGGAACATTAATACAACATACTTCAAACCCAGTAGTTAATTCTACCACGGTAAACTTCGGTTCAGCAATCAATTCAAGGATTGAAGTTGGAGATGAGGTGTTAGGAACTAATTTAGATACCGCTCCAACAATTGTAGCCAAAGTTAGTACTACTCAAATCACTTTGAGTCATGCAGTTAACATGTCAGACTATAGAACCTTAACTTTCGAAGGACATGATGGTATAGTTTTAGAGAATGGTACTGGAAATGTCCTAATTGAAACACCTAAATATGAAGGTATAAGAATAAGTGACTACGAAAACTACTTCCCAAGAAGATATTCGGACGAATATGAGAAGAGTTTTGCAAATAAAAGAACAAATTTAACCTATTCCGCTTATGTTAAGTCGGGTTAGTGTTATAAATAGTATTAATAAATAGTATTATAAAAATTTCGGGAGAGATATTAAAATGGCAGCTATAATTACAGAGAAGTTTCGTACACATAATGCGAAACAATTCAAAGAAGACTTCTCATCAGCAGAAACCGCTTCTTCAACATACATATTCATAGGAAGGTCATTTGCTTGGCCGAACGATGCAGTTCCTACTGCACCAGCAAACTCAGTTGGTGAAGAGTTAGACGCATGGTCAGACATGATTGCACTTAAGAAGGTGCCTAATTCAGACGTAACTCATGGTTTAGTCAGATATAACTGGACTACTAACACAACCTATGACGAATATCAGCATGATGTAAGTGCAACAAACACATCCACTGCAACTAGTGCCTCAAATATTTACGATTCTAGATTTTATGTGATGACAGAAGAGTACAACGTATACAAATGTATAAGAACTGGTAGAGATTCAGATGGTGCTGTTGTTGCCTCAAGCGTCAAACCTACTGGTACATCTTCAACAACCTTATTAACACTTGCAGATTCAGGCGCAGGAACAGGTAGAGGATATGTATGGAAATATATGTACTCAATCTCTGCTTCAGACGTAATCAAATTCGTAACTAATGACTTTATCCCAGTTAAAACAATCGGAGCTCAATCAGAGATTTACGGTACTGGTACTAACGGTGCATTAGGAACTGTAGCAACAGATGATTCTACAGCACAGTACGATGTTGAAAAAGATGCAGTAGACGGTGGAGCAAATCATGCCGTTGTAACTTCAGCAGGTTCGGGTTATACAGATGGTACATACGCAAATGTTGCAATCGACGGAGATGGTTCACTAGGTAAAGTTTCAGTACACGTATCAAGTGGAGCAATCACACATGCAACAGTAACAACTGTAGGTTCGGGATACAGACGTGCAACTATCGATGTTGCTGGTATCAGTGGAATCGGTGGTGGTTCATCAGGCGTCATTAAGGTAATCGTATCACCAATCATTGGACACGGTGCAGACCCAGTAGAAGAATTAGGTGGAAACTACATAATCATCAACTCTAGATTTGAGTTCGGTGAAGGTGGTGGAGACTTCCCAACAGATAACGACTTTAGAAGAATTGGATTGGTGCAAGACCCATTCAAAAATGGTACAACAATTATAGGTTCAGACACTTCAATGACTGCTTATTCACAGATGACACTATCAAGTGTTACAGGTCTATCTCCCGATGACCTTATCACAGATTCAAGCTCAGATGTAGCAGGAACTGCAGTATCAAGAATCGTTTCTATAAACGGTACAGTGGTATCTCACATTCCAGTTGCAAACTCAGAAGGTGGGTATTTCAACTTCGCCAATGCTGACGTAGTCTATAAGGCTGGTGCAAACATTGGTACCGTCTCAGCAGTATCTGCTGCACATCCCGAAGTAGAACATTACTCTGGCAACATCATGTACATTGAGAATCGTGGTGCTGTTTCAAGGGCTGCAGACCAAATAGAAGATATTAAATTAATTATTGAAATGTAATACTGGGGAGTAATCCCCTTTACATTTTATACAAGGCTAAAAGACTATGGCAGAGAAGACAGACTTAAATATAACACCTTATTACGACGATTTTTCCGAAGATAAAAAGTTCCATAAAGTTCTTTATCGTGCGGGCCGTCCTCTGCAAGCAAGGGAGTTAACTCAGTCTCAATCTATATTGCAAAACCAAATTGAAAGAATGGGTGACCATTTCTTCGAAGAGGGAACAATTATCCAAGGTGCTCAAACGAACATCGATATGGATATCTACTTTGTTAAAGTAAAAGCTGCAAACCCAAATTCAGCGGGTGACACTTCAGTAGAAACATACAGAGAATCATTTCATGAGAAGTATGTAAGAGGTCAAACTACTGGTGTCGTTGCAAAAGTTGTAACATCTACTGCAGAAACTACTGCAGATAAACTAACATTATTTGTTAGACCAGTTCAACAAGGTACTAATGCTAGTGCCGACTTCATGTTCTCTGCAACAGAAACATTAGAGTTAGTTGGTTATGATGCAAATGGTACTGTTACTGCTGATTCAGCATCGAACAATGATTTCGAAGTCCAACCTAAATCAGAGTCCCCAACTGGTAGAGCATCTCTTGCAGAAATATCAGAAGGTATTGTATTCGTAAGAGGGTTCTTTGTCAAGGTTGCAAAACAAACATTAATGTTAGAAAAATACAATGGTTCACCTTCTTTCAGAGTGGGTTTAGACATTGTTGAAACATTAGTAACATCATCAGCTGATACATCTCTAGAAGATAACGCCTCGGGAACAACAAACGAAAACGCAGTTGGTGCTGACCGTTTACAATTCAATCTAACATTAGGTAAACACACTTTAGATTCAGTATTGGGAACATCCTTCGTTGAACTATCAAGAGTTAACGCAGGTGTCATCACACTTAAAATAGACAAAACAAAATATGCAGAGATAGAAAATACTCTTGCAAGAAGAACATTCGATGCAAACGGAGACTTTGTAGTTTCACAATTCACTGCATCAATGAGACAACATTTAGACGATGGAACCAATCTAGGTTTCTACACAAAAAATAATGGTGGAGAAGAAGCAAGATTTGTATTCATGGTATCGCCGGGCAAGGCATATGTTAGAGGATATGAAATCGATAAGGTTGGAACAACTACTCTAAACATTCCAAAAGCAAGAACAACAGAATCCCTAACTGGTGTATCAGCACCTATTAGATTAGGAAACAAATTAAGAGTATTCAATGCTCATGGTCTACCCGAGTTCGGTAACGAAGTTGGTTCAGATGTAATAGACCCACACAATCCAGCATTACTACATGATGGTTTAGCAGCGTCTGCTGGTTTAAACATTGGAACATGTAGAATTAGAAACGTTGACCATGTTAGTGGTGTTGATTCAAGTGACGTATATGGTACGGATGCAGTATTCAATCTATATCTATTTGATATCAAGATGTTCACTAAAATTACTGGAACACAAACAAATACATTTGTAGCAGGTGATAAAGTCACTGGTAGTGTAAGTGGTGCAAGTGCTATAGTTCATCACATTGATGGAAGTGGAAGTTCAGCAGGACTATATGTGCATGATGTACAAGGTGTATTCACAACTTCAGATGCAATAACAGCAATTGGTACAGGTAACACTGCAACAATTACTGCAGCTAATAATACTGCAATAAGAGCTTATAACTTAGACCGTGCAAGGTCAATCTTACAAACACCTAACGTAGTTGCAAGAGAGATATTTAAAGCAGACATCTCACTAACCCTAGACAATGTCGTAACTGGAACAGTTACAATGTCAACTGGTTCAGCAACCGTTACAGGTTTTGCAACTCAGTTTGCAAAAGAACTAAAAGAAGGGGACAAACTCCTAGACCAAGCAGGTACTATAAACCAAGTACTTTCGGTACAGTCAGAAACAAGTTTAACTTTAACTGCTGTTGGTTCATCAACATATAGTGGTAATGCAATCAGAAGACGTGCAAAACTATATGACCAAAACCAAACTGCAAACATTCATTCATTCCCTAGAGATTGGGTCAAGACCCATACTCCACTTACTTCAAAAGTAAGAAGACAGGTAAGTAAACAAGTCGGTGGAACTAGTATACAAATTGTAACTAACGCAGGCGAACAATTTGATTCTAGAACTACAGACAACTTTGCAATCTCAGTAAGAGAAGCAATTGGTGGCGGATACAATGCTGGTGACATAATTAATATTGAAGACCTATCACCAAACGTTACAACCAGTGGAAATACACAAACATTAACATTGACCGTTCCTAGTGGGAACAATACTGCTATAATCGATGCAACGTACACAGTTATTGTAGCATCCCCTACTGCAAGAGGTAAAACGTTATCTCAAGCAAGATGTCTTAAAGTATCATTACCAAGAAGTAGTAATGGTCATTACGGAACTGCATACGATGATAAAGATATATCATTTGGTGTTGCAGACGTACACAAGATTGTTGCAGTATACGAAGGAGTGGATGGAACACCAATCACACCTAACGGAATTATAACCACAACAAGTGGTACATTTGTCAACTATGAAACATTCATTGGACAAACATCGGGCGCAAGAGCATGTCTCATCAAAAATGGTGGTGGTACCAAATCATACTGGTATTACAAATCAACAGATGGTGAAGTATTCTCTGCAAGTGAAACCGTAGTAGGACAAACATCCTTAGCAACTGGAACAATGCCACTGGCAACTGGACTGGAAACTGGTTCACTCGATATTAAAGACAGATACTTCTTTGACAACGGTCAGAGAGATGGGTATTATGACCTATCAAAACTAACATTAAAGCCTGGGCAACCAACACCTAACGGGCCTCTTCTAATCGTATTCGATTACTTTAGAGTATCGGGTGGTGGAGATTTCTTTGATGTATCTTCATATTCAACAATTGATTATTCAGACATCCCAGTTTACTCACCAAACAAAGTAGATTTAGGTGGATTAGAACCCGATGGAACATATGAACTTTCAGATGCATTGGACTTTAGACCAGTTGTAGGACAAATTCTTGGAACCTCAAGTTTCGGAACAACAGATAATGACCCATCATCACCAGTAGATTTATCGGATAATTCGAATGGAGCATACTATGCACCATTTGGATATGAGAGTGGTCGTTCATTCTTGGGTGCAAGAACTGGTATTACATCAACAGGTGCTAACTCAGTAGACGTTCCAGTAAGTGGTTCGGCTGTTACTGGTAACATCTCATTCTATGTTGGAAGAATCGATAAAGTATTCTTACATAAGAAAGGTAAGTTCGAAATATCACAGGGAACACCAGCATTATCACCGACTAAGCCAACAGCATTAGACGATTGTATTCAAATGTTTGAAATGAAAATACCACCTTATACCAATAAGTTAAGTGATATATCGGTAAGAAGTTTCGACCATAGACGATATACCATGAAGGATATCGGTAAGATAAACAACAGGGTTACTAACCTTGAAAGAATTACGTCTCTTTCTTTATTAGAAAAAGACACACAAACAAAACAGATACTAGATGCAGAAGGATTTGATAGATACAAGTCAGGCTTCCTAGTAGATAACTTTAGAGGTCACAAGATTGGTGATGTAAATCATCCCGACTATAACTGTGCTATCGATACTAAAACAGGTATGTTAAGACCTAAGTCGTTCACTCAGTTCTTCGGTGTCACACAGAATCTTGGTGCATCATCTAACTATCAAAGAACTGGTGATATGATTACTTTACCATATAGTGAAGTTAGTTATGTCAATCAAACAAAAGCATCTCGTTCAATAAACGTAAACCCTTATCACGTATTTGCATTCATTGGTAACATTAAGTTATCACCCGATACAGATATTTGGCAAGACACAGACAGACTGCCAGATGTAAGAGTTAACCGTGAAGGTAACTTCGATGCATTGATGTCTACTAATGCAAATGCATTAGGAACAGTTTGGAACTCATGGCAAACAACATGGGCAGGAGAACCATCTACTGTATCAAGTGAAGTACAAGCAACTTCAAATGGTTCATGGAGTGGAGACCCACTACAAGGTGGTGAATGGATTGCTGGACTACAGGTTAGTAGAGAACTTACAGACACACCCGAAATTCAAACAAGAACTGGTGTTTCAACAAGTGTAGTTGAAGATTTTGTAGAGACAAGAAACGATAGAATTGTGTCAATGTCATTGATACCATTTATCCGTACAAGACTTATTACAGTTGATGCAACTAATTTAAAACCAAATTCGAACCATTACTTCTACTTTGATAACATCAATGTTAACAAATTTGTAAGACCTTATAGTTCAACGTATGCTCAAACACCCGATTCATTTGTTGAAGGTTCAAGTGATGAGGACTTCCTTACACTTGCAGCTAATTTACCACTACAGTGTAAAACAGATGGTAATGGTAGACTAAGAGCAGTATTTGTATTGCCTAACAATGCAACTCAACGATTCCCAACAGGACAAAGAGACTTTAGAATAACTTCAAGTTTCTACAACATGGCCAACCCTGCTTCACAAGGTAATGCAATGTATACTGCACAAGGTATATTGCAAGCGTCTCAAACAGAAGTAGTTTCAACAAGAAATGGTAGAGTTATTAGAGAAGACCGTTCAGCAACTAGAGATTTCTCTAGAAGAGGTGAAAGACTGAACTCAGAAGTACATGATACTACTGCACCCGACCTACCGCCAGTCAATGAGATACCAATTGATAACATACCAGTTATAATTGATATATTCATTCCCGAGATACCAATACCGATATTGATACCTAACATTATACCAAATATTAGGTTTATACCACCTGTTATATCTCTACCAACACCGCCTCCGTTGCCACCAGCAGTACCATTTATTGACAGAAGAGATTTCAGTGGATTGTCAATTGACAGACCTCTAATCCAAATATTGAATGGTGGAGAGATGAGAGGATGGGGTGACCCACTTGCACAATCATTCTTGGTTGATGCACAGGGTGGTATGGACATGACTTCAATCGACTTGTTCTTTTCAACAAAAGATACATTCATGCCTTGTTCAGTACAAATTAGAAACATGGTCAATGGATATCCAGGCCAGATTGTAATGCCATTCTCAGATGTTACTAAGAATCCAGCAGATATTAATACCTCTGCAGATGGTTCAGTTAAAACAACATTTACATTTGATTCAGCAGTTCATTTAGAACAAGACAATGAATATTGTTTCGTTGTTTACTCTAACTCAAACGAGTATGAGTGCTTCATTTCTAGAATGGGAGAAACAGACATAGTGACTGCAGAAGTTATAAGTGGTCAACCATATGCTGGGTCATTATTCATGTCTCAGAATGCTTCCACTTGGACTGCAGAACAGACAGACGACCTTAAATTTAACATGAAAGTTGCAAAATATGATATTACAAAAATAGGTAATGTTAATTTTGAAAACGATGCTATACCAGCAACTAAACTACAGTTAAACCCAATCGAAACTTTTGCTGATAAGAAAATCAAAGTATATTCATATCAACATGGTTTCTATGATGATACTAGTAGTAAAGATAACGTAACTCTAGCAGGTATTGTTGCAGATAAGAAAAATTCTGCAGTACTCGTAACTAGTTTTTCAACGACTGGTAGTGGAACATTACCAGCAGATGCAACAATCGATTGTACGAATGATGTCCATAGTGGTGGAACAGGTAGTGGAATCAAATTTGAAGTTATCGTAGCAAGTGGTGCAGTAACAGATGTAAACATTCTAAAATGTGGACAGAACTACACTACTGGTGATAGTATTGTCATCACAGACATGGGAACTGGAACTGCAGAAGTAACCGTTGTATTAGGTACAGTCGAAGACACCCTCGGTGGATGTCCTCTTTCATCTCTTAATAAACTACATCTTGCCAGTACAATGGCAGATAGAGGAATAGATTCATTTAGAATCACTCCTTCGGTATCAAGTTATAGTTTTTCAGCTTCATATGCATTCGATTCAACAATCGGTGGTGGAAGTAGCGCAACTGCAACTAGAAACTATTACTTCGATGCATTACACACAATGATTCCTTCAGTACAATTGAAAGGAACTATAATTAGTGCAAACGTTCTTACAACTCCTCAGTACTCACCCGAAGGTAGTATCAATGGAACTGTATATACAAGGAACCTAACAAATAAATTTGTAACATTAAATGACAATGTCTTCATGGATGCACCAGCAATCGTGGCTTCACCCGAAAATGAAGAGTTAAACATGTCCTCACAGAAATCGTTTAACCTACAGTTACAATTAATGTCATTTAACCCTAATATATCACCTATGATTGACGTACAAACATGTGGTTGCTTAGGTATTGCAAACAGAATTAATAACATAGACAGTGCAACTTCGAAGAAAGTTAATACAACTACAAATTCTCTACCAAGTGGGTCAGTATATGTCCCATCAACAGAGTCCGAAGGTGATAATAACGTAATGGTCTATGTAACAAGAAAGGTTAATCTCAAGACTCCAGCAACATCCATTAAGGTTATTTGCGATGTCTTTAGACCACCAACAACAGAAGTTAAATTGATGTATAAAATCATCAAAAATGACGAAGAAACTTTACTAGATGATGTCGGTTTTGAATATTTCAATACAACTGGCGCACCCGATGTGGCAACAGAAGCTGATGCAAGAAACTTTAAAGAATATGAGTTTACTGTAAACAACTTACCCGAGTTTAGTGGATTCGTAGTTAAGATAGTAGGACAAGGTCAAAACACCTCAGTGGTACCAGCGGTAACTGCATTGAGATGTATGGCACTTGCATAAGATGTCTATAAAGGTTGAGGGACATACTCATCTTTATAGAGATGCAACATCTCATGCTATCATAAATACTGATACAGAACAGTATAGATTACACAGAGTTAGAAAACAAAAGTTTTTAGCTCAGAGAGAAGAGATAAATACATTAAAGAACGAAGTATCGGACATGAAAGTGATGCTTCAACAATTATTGGATAGGGAATAATGGCAAAGACAGTAGACACATACTCAACTATTGAACAGTTTAGAACCAAGTACAACGAATTAGCAGTTGACGTTGGTGATAAGTCTGGCTTAAGAACGGAGAATACCGAAACGGTAATCGATGCTCTGAATAGTCTAGAAGACAAATCGTTTTTCTTTCAAGAGTTTATCTATACCTCAACAGCAGGTCAAACAGTATTCCAAGGTGTAGATGATTTTAATAATACACTTAGACTAAGACAAGATAGGTTCCAAGTATTCAAAAATTCTACTCTATTATTAGAGGGTGCTGACTACTCTATCTCTCAAGTTGTTGGAAATATCTATTTCAGAATCACTTTAACGGCAGCCGTTAATGTTGATGACATGGTTGTCATATACTCATTCACAGGTTCATACTTAGGTACATCAACTGAAGGTGGAACTGCAATAGGTTTCTTTACAGAGACCGCTGCAAATACAATTTATAATCATAACGATAACGGTGTTATTATAAATGGTAACTATGCAGATGCAGCCAGTAGGGTAACAACTCTTACAGGTACCAATGATATAGAATTATACGGTAAGACCTTCCTTAATGGCAATCTTACAGTAGACACAGGACATACAATCACCGCACCAACCTTTACCGACTCAACAGCAACGATTACAGGCGGTGTGGGTACAGGATTTACTGCAATCACATCAACAGTATTCAACGGTAATCTAAGTGGTACGACTGCAGTTCTAACTTCAACAGTTCAAGCTGGTGGAGACATTACGTCATCTACAGACATAATTGCTGGAAGTGAATTCGTAATCGGAAGTGCAAGAATAGACCAAACAGATTTAGAAAAAATCGATGACCTAACAAATGGAACTGTAATTGCTAGTAAAGCAGTTGCAGTAGATACAAACAAAGACATTACTGGATTCAGAAATATAACATTGACTGGAGAACTCGACGCAGGTTCTTTAGATATCAGTGGTAACGTTGACGTTGATGGTATTCTTGAAACAGATGGGTTCTCACTTAACGGTGTGACCGTAAGTTCAACTGCAACCGAACTAAACTTCAATGATGGTTCAACTCAAGGAACCATAGTTGCAAATAGAACAGTCGTAGTAGATGCAAACAAAGACATCACTGGATTCAGAAACGTTACACTTAGTGGTGAACTAGACGCAGGTTCATTAGATGTAAGTGGCAACGTAGATATTGCTGGTAACCTAACATTCAGTGGAGTAACTTTCCAAGAATTTGCACAAGACAAAGTGTCGGGACTATTAAATCATAGTTCTCATACAAACATCACTGCATCATATGACGATGCAGCTGACAAAATTATACTTACTGGAGTTCCTACATACGGAGATAACGATGTCGCTGCATTGACAGTGGGTGGTACTGGTATTACTGAAACATATACTGGTGATGGAAATGCATTAACGTTTGCAACAGACCCAGGCCATGGGTTAAAACACTCAGGCAGTCTTGTTACAGATAAAATACAATTGGATTATGAAATAGTGTCATCGGCTCCTAGTAGTGTGGATGGAACCGAAGTTGGACACCTATGGTTTGTGATATGATATGTCTGAAGAAACTTTTGTAAATATAGCGACGGAGATTCAGCAACCTTATATTGCTAGAGTTCCCGCAAATGCCCAAGAACCTAATATACGACAGGTAGCAATACAGTCTCCAGCAAACGCACGTCAACCAAATACTTATCAACACAGAAGTCCGTTCATTTACAACAATCCTGTATCTGCACAAGAACCTAACATAAGAAATGCAAGACAACCTAGTACTTATGTAAGACAAGGACAATCTCCAGCAGCGTATCAACATAGGTCACCGTTTACATATGTTAGGACTGGACAACAACCAGCAATATATCAACATCAACAACCTTATCCTTATATTGCAACTGGACAAGAACCGAATGGAAGGAATGCACAACAACCTTACCCTTATATAGCACAGGCAAGAGCCTCGGGTTTTTATCAGCATCCTAGTCCGTTCACTTATCAGAATCCAGTAAGTGGGCAACAACCAAATATTGCAAACTCACAAATACCTTATCCTTATATTGCAACTGGACAAGAACCTAATATCGCAGCTGGTCAAGAACCCAATATTAGGAATGCACAAGCATTAGTTGATTATCAACACAGGTCTCCTTTCACTTATAGAAACCCAGTGTCGGGTCGAGAACCTAACATTAGAAACAATCAATCACCGTTTACGTATCAGAGAACTGGTCAAACACCTACTACTTATACTGTATCAGTGACAACTCAAGAACCTAATATTAGGAATAACCAAACAGCGTTTACGTACAATTACAGGTCTCCATTTACATATAGAAACCCAGTGAGTGGTCAAGAACCTAACATTAGAAACGCAAGACAACCCTCAGACGCTCAGCAACCTTCGGAGTCACAGACACCATATCCGTACATTGCAAATGCTAGGTCACCATTTACGTACCAACACAGAAGTCCATTTACATATGCAAGACAGGGTCAAACACCTTTCACATATAATGTACAGACTCCAGCAACTACAAGTCAAAGGTCTCCAGCAGTAGGAAGAACTCCTTTCATCTTTGATGGTGTAGATGGAGATGATAATGGGGTAGGTAATACTACTTGGGGCCCAGGCAATAGTGCAGCCCAACATACAAATGCACAATATTCACAAGGGACAACAAACAGAACTTGGGATACACAAAGGTCGTATCAGTCAAGCTTTTCAAATTCAGCAGCTGCAAGTATGGAATTCAACTATCAAACTAGTGGAAGTAATGTCAACAAAGTAAAAACAAACTGGTATGCTGTTGACTCATCAGCGGTAGGGCCTGCATATGAAGACTACATTGATGTATACAGTCCAATTGATAACACTTGGTCTATTGATGTGAAGTGGACTTCAAGTTCTGACCAGCAAACCGAAACAGGTGGTGGTAGTGCTAAAGCCCCATTTGATAGTAGTAATCCAACTGGTGCAAAGGCTAAAAACACATGGCATAATGTTTGGAATGGTTCGTCTCAAACGGGCGTCGAATTCAAATGGTCTACAAATACTGGTGGTTCGAATCAAAACCCTTATGCAGAAACGAAGAGTACGGCAGTGCAAATCCAATTAAGAGTTTACAAGACTGGTGAAACTACTTTGTATACAACAGGGCCATCAAATC